CTTTGGAAGTCGACACGCAACAATTCGCTTGGGATATCCCACGTGCATTCTTGCTCGGCCTTGATCCAGGTCCTCACACCTTCAGCTCGCAGAACAACCGAGTTCTGTTGAACGTGATCGGCGAAAATGGCACCCAACAAATCGGTGTCTCGGTCGCAGCTGGTAACAACATTACCACTGCCTCGATCGTCGGAACAATCGACGGAGCTGGAACAAACGGTGGTGAAGTCTACTACGAAGCAATCGAATTGACAGTACCCGGTGGAACAACCCACTTGGTCATCATCGCTTCCGAAGACCACCAGTACGATACTCTTGAGCTTGAAGCCAACTTCAGTAATATTAAGGTTCTACGATTCGCTGATGAGGTTGATATTCTCAATCCTTATCGCCGAAGCTACCGTGGTTTCTTCGACAGCCGATTGTCGCTGCCAGCTCCTGGTCAGAACAACCCTGCCAACCCGCTTTCCTGCGAAAACAACCCGTTATCAGCGGCTTGTGTCTCGGACACGAACTACTTCCAAAACATCGTTGGATGGTTCGTCACTCCAAGTGCCGGAACATGGGCAGATGACGTCACAGTTCAGCTCTCCCTCTTCACCGAGGGTGTGGGTGACATCGCTGGCCGTTACAAGTTGATTGTTCTTGGTCGTGAAGGAGAAATCCTTGAACGAGTCGAAGACTTCACATTCGACAAGAACGACAGCAACTACGTCGCTAACCTGATTAACCCAGGTTCCAGCGGTGGCGGTCTTCGCGGAAACCTCTACGTTCATTGGGAAGAGCGTCCCGGCTTCTTGAACAATGATCCAAACTTGTCGACTTACGAAATTCGTCAGCCTTCGCAGTTTGCTTCTCGTCAGTACACTGGTGGTGCCAATGGTATCCCAACTGACCCAAGCTTCTCGAATTTGCTGGATGCTGCCGTTATCGGTAGTCCTCAGCTTGCGACTGGTTTGTATGCCTTCGAGAACCCAGAGGGGTTGGAAGTCGATGTGCTCGCTACTCCAGGATTCAGTTCTGGTGCGGTGATTGGTACTGCGATTCAAATCGTCTCGGGCCGTGGTGACTCAGTCTACCTCGTCGATCCTCCGTTCGGGCTTCGCCCACAACAAACGGTCGATTGGCACAATGGTATGCTCTTGAGCGATCTGCAGCAAGCGATCAACACGAGCTATGCTGGTCTTTACACTGGTTGGTTGCTGGTCTTCGATCAGTTCTCTGGTCAGAACGTTTGGATTCCACCATCCGGCCACATTTCCGCTGTCTTCAGCCGCAGTGCTCGTGAAGGTGATCCGTGGTCGGCTCCTGCCGGTCTTCGTCGTGGTCGGCTCTTGAGCCCAATCGCGGTCGAATACTCGCCAACTCAAGGTGAACGTGATTTGCTCTACGGATCGGGCAACAGCGTTAACCCAATTGTGAATTTCACTCAAGAAGGACTGACCGTCTGGGGCAACCGAACGTTGCAACGTGGTGAGTCTCCTTTGAGTCGGATGGACGTCCGGTTGCTCGTGAACCGCGTACGACGTGGCTTGGCTCAGTTGCTCCGCAACTTTGTCTTTGAGCCCAACGATCGTGTTTTGTGGTCGCAGGTTCGGGCTTCGATCAATCCGTTCTTGAGTGATATTCAGTCTCGTCGCGGTTTGGTTGAGTTTGTTGCGATCGTGGATGAGAACAACAATACTCCTGAGCGAATTGATCGTGGTGAGCTTTGGGTTTCGGTGATTTTGGTACCGCAACGCTCGGCTGAGATCGTCGTGCTCAATATTGGTGTTACTCGTCAGAGCGTTAGCTTGACTTCGGAAGAAGTCTTGTCGGCTGTTGGCGTTACGAATGGTGGTTAATCGTTAGAGCGATTGTCGTCAATGGGGAGCCCCTAGAAGGCTCCCCATTGGTGTATTTTGGGGGTCACCCCTTCTTTAACATGGGGTGTTGGCGGTGTGGTCAACGCCCCATTTTTGTATTCTTTCCAAACATATTATACTTGGGGAGACATGCTATGGATACTTTCATGACAGTTGAGTCTCTTGACTCGAAACACCGCACCCAGTTTGAACCTATATTACGATCTTGTATCGATGAGACTCAAATCGATCTTGAGCAGAGTATCCCACATTATCTTTATAGTCTTGGGCAGAGTGGTGGGATTATAGGGTTCAATATTTATGGTGATCCTATTGGTTATGTTCTTTATAATCGGCAGCAGAATAAGCCGGTTCTTTTGATGCATTTTTGGGTGCATCCGAAATTTAGACGTCAGAAGGTTGGGGCTCGGATGATGGCTCATATTAGTCGTGCTGAGTATCCTCGTCCGATCATGACAATTTTGAATGAGACATTACTTGCCGCACAATTGTTTTTGAAGTCTCTAGGGTTCGTTTGCACCAAAATTATTAATAGCGATGAACTTAATAATGACCAGTACCAGTTCATAGCGAACTCACAAAATCCCATGAATCGTCTTGCGGTTTATAATCCGCAGATCTTCTAGGAAAAATTACTAATAGCACGAATCATTGTTCAGAGGAATTGCTCATGCCTGGTTTTAACGTTGCACCGTTTGGTGGTGCCCTCCCTGGGGGACCCGCCAATAACATCGAGACTCGCCGACAAAATCGTTGGATTTTTGAATCCTTGGGTCGTGGTGCGGGTGCTTGGACCACAACTGAGCTTTTGCTCTTGGAGTCGGCTAGCCGACCGAAGTTCGAGTTCGAGGAAGTGGAAATGCACCACAACCAAGAAACCGTGTACTTCGCTGGTAAGCACAAATTCCAACCAATGAAAATGCGTTGGTACGATGCTGAGCAAGATCCTGATGTTTCCAAGGGTGTCTATCACTGGATTGAAACAGTGCTAGATATTGGGGACCAGTTGGTTGCTCACCCTCGCTTTTATAAGCGAGAAGGCTCCCTGCGGATGCTTGATGGTACTGGTCAACCTAATGAAGTCTGGTCGATGATGGGCTGCTGGCCGAAAGATTGCGACTGGGGTGACCTGGATTACACATCGTCTAAGATCTGCATGATTGAGTGCACGATGCGTTACGATCGAGCGGTTCGTCAATTCTTGGACGGAAGCTGCCCAACTCCAATCACTCCACAACCAATTGCTCCAAGCTGCCCAGTCGTTTAATACAACTGGTGAAACATGCCTGGATTCAACGTTGGACGATTTTTCGACGACTGTAATGGCGTCGGATTGGTCGGTAATCCCAATTTCCTCGGAAACGGCACTGAAACTGCGAGACGTCATCGTTTTCGTCTTTCAGTGTCGCCGTTGGCTGGTGTTACAGATTTTCAACTGATTATTCCAATCGCTTGTGAACAGATTGACAGACCGACTTTACGGATTCAATCTGAAACAGTATGGAACGGAGCTGACTTTTCTCGTGTGCCCCTACGAGGCGAATATGAGCCAATCACAGCTACTTTCTATGAAATAATTCAAGATTCTTCAGCTTCAGTCAGTTCAACCACTTCAGATTATAGCCTGACTTTAGAAGCTCTTCTTCAGTGGTGGACTAACGCTTCATTCAGTGTCCAACATTCCCGTTCTGGTTTTGAAGCAGCCCGTCGTGTTGATGTTCTAATCGAGCAATTGAATGGCACAGGCGGGACGATATGGGCGTATCGTCTCCTCCGTTGCTGGCCGCATATAATGAACCCTGATAGTTTGAGCTATAAAGATTCAGAAATATCCAAGATTCAAGTAACTCTGAACTTTGATAAAGTTATTGAACTCAGACTTCCTTGAACTGCGGAGATCAATATGCCTGGATTTGTTATTGGAGGGCTTGGTGGCAACCGTGGCGGAATAAGCCCCGGTAAGAGGTACTACACATCGTTCTCTTGGGAAATCGATACACTCAGCTCAGCAATGGGCTCAGATGATTCTCAAATCAGAAATGTGGTCGCCCTCCGTACAGCCACCTTGCCCCAAGCGACTTTCGATAAAGTCTCCACTGAAGGCGGGTCAGTAGATTATAAATTCGCTGGTAAACCAAAATTCGAAGATGTTCGAATCTCATGGTATGATACCGTCGACATTAGCCGATATTATCGACGTTGGTATGAACTAATTTTCGATACTGATTCTGGAGTAAAAGCTCCGAACGCATATAAGGGTGATGCTATAATTCGGAAGTATCTCAGTGATCGCCCAGACTTTGGCGACACCAGCCCATTAGCTGCTGGCGTCGATTCTGGAAACACCGAATATAAGCTGTTCGGCTCTTGGCCGACCTCCTTCAAAGAAAGTGAACTCACTTACCTTGAAGCAAGTATCAAGAGCATCGAAATAACAATCACCTATGATTACTTCGAATCGGAATACAAGAATGACTAAAGAGAAAGACATCAATCTGGAAGATGATGGCGACGATCCACGCAGCCCACGACGCCCATTATCCGAAGTCGGCACACCTTCCGTATCAAATAAGGAAGAAGTGAATCCAGATATTCGTGATCTCGGCAAGGACATGTCAGATGATGACTTTCTGAATGCTCTGGCCAACGCACCAGACGAAATGCTCATCCCATGGGAAGAAGTACCACTCCCAAGCGACGGGCTCTACTACGAAGGCTGGAAAAACGGAACCGTTAAAGTCCGAGCCATGACTCAATCGGTCGAAAAAGCCTTCTCCAACCGCCGACTTATCCAAAGCGGCGGAGCAGTCGACAAAATGTTCGAACAATGCTCCGAAATGCCAGGAGGCACGAACCCCCAAGATCTACTCATTGGTGACCGAACATTCCTCTTATACTACATTCGAGGTCTGACATTCGGTAATCTCTACAAATTCGTCGCGAAATGTCCTAACTGCTCGGCTGAAAACAGCCACACGTACGACATGAACGAACTGTACGGCACGGTCATTCGAGCTAATCCCAACATCGGCAACGAACCATTCAAAGTCGTGCTGCCCCACCTCACCGCCGTTTCCGGTCGTGAAGTATATGTCGGAGTGCGATTCCTCCGCCAAACAGACATCGCTAACATCATGGCATCCAGACGCTTTAACAAGCGGCTCGATGGCAACACGGTTCGAGCTGGTAACGTCCGAAATCGGAACCGTCGAGGTCAACGCCCCGGCCAAACAGAAGTCGCATCCCAAGCCGATCAGCTTATGGATGGTTCAGTAGAAAAGACCATTGTGTCCGTCAATGGTAATTCGGAGCCAATGTTGGTAAACCGAATCGTGTCCCGTCTACACTCTCGGGATAATGCGGCCATCAGAGACTTCTTGATGGAAAACACCCCTGGTATTGATACTACCGTAAACGTCGCATGTCAGGAGTGCAGTAATGAGGCAATGATGGAATTGCCCATTACTGACGGGTTTTTTCGAACGGCTGACTGATGAAGAGCTTGAGAGTAGGTATGAATCCCTCCTAGAGGAACAATACTTACTAAAGACCCACGCCAAATTGAGCCTCTTCGAGCAGGAACAAATTCCTGCCGAAGACAGGCGATGGTGGATTGAAAGGATCAAAAAAGCTCAAGAAGAGCAAGAAGCTCAAGCAAATAGGCGGCGTTAATGGTCCCTAATGCTGAATTATCAAACCTAATTTAGCATTTTTAAAAGGTGAACCAATGGCCGCATGTGACTGCTATCTAGCAAATTCATTTCCACGAATAAGTGGTCGAACTGGTAATCTAGTCGACCTCAACGTGGACTTCTACAACAACGGACGACTCGATGATCCATTCTGGATTCAAAGAGTCGAGATCTACCGTTGTAAAGTAGCTCCCGAAAATCTGGAAGCTGTGATCCCATTCGCCGACTGCGGAGATCCCCTATATCCAGCACCAGCCTGCCAAGAAACATTGCCAATAGACATCGGACAATGCGGAACAGCACCACCACCCGATGGTATCCCAATCCCAGGGAAATATCACCTACCATTCCTCATCCCATCAGACTTCAAAGCCCCAGAGGTCTACATCGACGTCTGGTACTTCTACCCACGTAACCCATGCATCGGCGACCAATGTCCAGCCGAATGCCCACCAGACGTTCCGGTCACATCCGGCACCAACCCACCATGTGACTGCACCGACCCAATCTACGAAGACCAACTCGTTACATGCTGCCACCGATTCTGGGTCTACCCAGACGCATGGCTCTGCAACGATGGCCTACAAACCATCAACTTCGGTTTCGAACCTCTCAATGTTCGATTCAACAGCCCCGAAGTCAAGCCTCTCGAAGTTGGTCTGATCCCGCTGCCGGTTTACTCCTACAACAAGAATCTCGTAGACCCATTGATTCCTTTTCTGAAGGCATCTATTACGGTCGGTACGCAGTATTGCGATGTTCTGGTCCAAGATGCTGAAATGGATCTTGGGTTCCGTCAAGGCAATTATCGAACCAACCCATGGGTTGTGAAATGGAACCTCGACACTAGCACCTTCATTCGCGGGACTTACTGGTACCAGATCAAATTGACACTGCCAGATGGAACCACACGTGTTAGTAAGAAATTCTGGTTGGAAATTCGCTAATGAAATACTATAAATTGATTTGGGATTTTTCGAGTAAGCTGTACCAAATTCCTGGTTTCGTATGGCCCAATGAAATAGAGGCCATAGCCAATTACGATGAATTTATCGGATGGACCCATGGTGAAACCAAAACACCACATTTGTATGTCATGGAATCAGAGAATCCAATTCAATTTCCGTTAGCTTTTTCGAGCAGATTATCTCATAATCATAGTAGACGACCACCACGAACTTTATCAGACGATGAATTGGAATCGACTTTTAAATATTTTTCCACAAAAGACGCAGACTTTTTTAGTATGAGAGATTCTACCGAAGACGATGTATTATTGTTTTTAGATTTCGCCGCCTCATCGCCCCCTTTGAAATCTGCGTATAATTCTCAACTTGATGAATATTCTATTGGCAAAAAGACTAGAATGGGTTTTGTGAAATGAAATTATCATTGATAAATGAAAACAGCTCTGAAACCGTTGTTTTATATCGACAAGATCCTAGGTTTATTGATGGCGATCAACAAAAGCTCGTCGATATTATTAAATCTGGGAAATATGACGGACGATATTTCGCTTATACAAAGGAAGCTGTTTATGAGTATTATTCCAGAGAATGTCTAATTCTTACAGTTATATTACCGATTAGTGATTTGGGTGTAGATGGGGCGTATTGGGATGGGCCTTTATTAGGCGAAAAAAGTGCATATAGTGATATTAATGGTTCTCCCGACA